GTGCAACTAAGTTTTAGAATTAGTGCGTTCGGGGAAGGAAGGGGTAGGTTTAAACTAAAACAACCTAAACAAAGGGACCGGTCTTTGATCGACCAGTCGTATCACCCCAAGGACGGGGACCGTCAATAGCTGCAGCAAAGGGTGACAATGTGTGCAGATGGAAATCAGGTCCGCCACCAATGAAGGTGTAATAATCGACTTGTTGTGCTACAGTTTCGGGCGCTACAAGCGGATTGACAACGTAACAAGCAATAGTACCAAGCGAAGATTTCTGATGTGGTTGAAATCCAGTAGGTACATCAAGTCGGGGATAAAGTGATTTGAAAGGGACATCAATAGTAATGTCCCGACACTCTTCGGACAAATCAAGGAAAACACCACCTTGATTAAGTGCTTCATCAATGTTGTTGGGTGGCAACGAAAAGAATCGTCCACCACACTGAAAATCTGTTGTGCTATTGACAGCTTGGTCGTAATCGCGAAACGGATGATATGTTATAGCGAAAAACAAACGACCAGTGTGGAAGGCGGAAGCAACAATCTTGAATCGATAACGAAGAGAGCCAGACCAGTACAAAAAGTTAGATGAAATTTGGGAAATGAGAGGCGGATCCCGAAGGATATCCTCAGTACGATGATATTGGTCAGCGTAAGGGAAAGGGCTAATGGGTATTTTGAAAAGAAGTTCACCGGAGTTGAAAGCTGTGTCCCATGGACCATTACCAACCCAAAAAGAAGATCCATGGGATGCTAGCGTCATCTTACGAGTAAGATAACACAAGTCCATTTCATCTTCAGTAGTGCCGAAAAGCTCAGGCGTAGCAGTAAATGTTTCGTCTGCACGCAAGCCCATACGAACGGCATTAACAATACCAGTTGAATTAGGCATTGGAGACGACAAGGCAGGCATGATCAAATTAGGTCCAAGCGTGTTCGAGGGTTTGTCCATAGCTGTAGTTGGAATAGTGGCTGTGGCATCAAAACGGTCGCCAGTGACATTGGTTGGAAGAGTCACATTAGCAGCTTGATCAAACTTGTTGGCATTGTTAATAGTGTTGAAGGTGAACATGTGAGGTTCTCCGGCGACTGTACCAGTACGGGTTGGATAAGCATTAGGAAACAAACCCCAAGAGTTAAACTGTGGAATAAATTCCTTTTCAATACCACCGTAAGTGTAAGATGGAGCTCCAGCATACTGATACACACCACGCGGATTAAAAGCCATGGTGCCGTTAAGCGGCGAACTACGAAGCACTCCAAAACGAAAATCGTCGCCCAATGAACCAAAGACTGAAACATTGGCACGACGTGGACCGAGAGACGGTGCGCCAGTGGAATTGGTGTTCAGCATAGCATAGAAGACGATGAGGCCCGGTGACATATTGGGCGCAAAAGAGGCATCCTGAGTATTAAAACAAGACTGTCCACCTTTGCGTGTAGCAGGGTTAAAATTGCTAACGTCAAGCGCATCATCATCAACCCATGCACCATTGGTAACACAAGGAAACTGAGTTGAAACAGTTTCAACTTGTTGAGAAAAATACCGAGGAATGGTATAAGCATTCTCCTTGCAAACAAAGGGAATGTCCATTGTGATAACATTGTGGTGTTGATCAGCAACGACATGAGCGCCTCCAGCAGTATTGCAAGTATACCACTGAGGCCAATTAGACGAACCAGAAATACCAGGTAGTTCGTCAGGGAGATAGCCACGAGGAATGAAGTTCATGGCATCAAATAGAGGTTGCACGAGATGATCACGTGCAATCTTACTACTATCCGGTGTGGCCGAATAGGAGTGACCAGGCAAAATGATATCACGAGAACGAGGGTCATAGCCAAGATTGGCGGCTGTAGCATAGGTTAACGGATTAATGTAACCAGGAAGAAAAACTGCACCGTAACTCATGATTTCGGAATTGCCAGTAGAACCGCCACCGATGTTAAGAGTGAAGGTGTAACGAAGCGACCCTTTGCCCATAGCATACATGGAAGCCCAATAAGCTGCTGGATGCATTGACAAATTGGGCTGAAAAATAGCACCAGCGTCCATATAACCAAAGAGAAACACATTGTGCATCTTGGTCGTAACAGGCGCTGGGTTGTCCGCCAGAAAAGCATAAGGCACTAGATCACCATTGCCGAGAGGTAGAGATCGTTTAAGAATATCGCGAACAGATTCAGGCGAGTCGAAAGCTGGATTATGTCGACAAGCTCCAGGAGAAATACCAATTGCTGGCACAGAAACGTGATCAGCAGCTTGATTAACTTCTTCAGAAGTGCCAGAATGTTCTTCACCCTTGACGCGCATAGCTGCCATGCGAGTTGAAAGATAAAGACTAGGCAAAACATTGGTTGGTGTCATCGCTGGAACATACATTTCCACATTCTCGGCATGCCAAGAAACAGTAATTGGTAAAGTTGTGGCCGATCCAGTTGCAGCACTAAGTGCTGAGATGACACGGAAAACCAGAACACCAAGATTGTGTTCACCGGGACTAGAATAAGTGGACAAATAAGAGCGAGGCGAAGCAAACGGAATGCGAATAGTAGCCGTGTGGACGCCATTTGCTTCCAGAAGCGTATGGTTCAAGACAAAAGGCATGTTAATGCCAGTCGATTTCCAAGATGTCAAAGGAATAAAGAAAGGTGCTATCATGCCTTGATGAAACTTAGTGCCGTTAACAGTAATAGTAACAACAAAATCACAACGATAATAAGTGAAAGTTTTCAACAGAGCTTGAGTAGCAGTGTTGCGCATGAGATCCAACGGAACGTACAAACACTGCTCGGAGGTTGGATTGATAGAAGCAGGTATTTCCAAATCTTCACCGACAATTTGAGTAGTTTGCCACTCAAGAGTGTGAACCAACTGTTCACGTGCAAGAATTTTGGTTGGCGACCATTGTTCTTCTTTGATATTGGACTCAAAACGTGAAAGCGCTGGAGTAGTAGACGAATCGGACATAGAATCGGGTTGGACAGACAGAAAACCAGTATTATAGCGAGTTTGCATTGAACGTTCCATATGCATTTCGCCAGCTACTCGAGCACGATTGGTGCATCGGGCGCTGGAGAAGTCTGAGGAAATGCCTGAAACTGTTCAGTGCGCCATTGATGCAACAAATAATCGTAAGTGAGCAACTCACAAGGGGACAAACAACGAGCATCCCAAGCAGTTTTGATGTCACTGCGCAGAATATTGAAAAAGTCACGCCCATAAAAGAACATCATGCGAAGAGCTGTATTGCAATTCTCCAAGCATGCCTCCTCAGGCGCCAAACCAATTGAGATCCAATTGGTTAGTTCATGAATCGTATCAGGATCCATTTGAGGTATAGTCCGAACAACATCGACATCTTTGCACATTGCAAAGCGACACTTCAGAAAAACACAATTCTTGATATTTTTGAATTGTGCTGCATCCTTTTGCTTGCCAACAACACCATCAGCACCTGAAGCACTAGTGACCACCAAATTGTATGATGCAAGGCATTGGCAAATGCGTTCAGGTGTGTAGAATACAGATGCCGTTTCAGACACAGAGACTACATTGTCATCACCAACAATTGCAGCTGCAACATTATGGTAATAATCAGTTATTGTTCGAAACTTTTCAGGAGCCAAGTGCATCCAAGCAAGATAGAGATAGAAAGCACCGGCCAAAGTGTTGCGAATAGTGGTGTTGTCATCGCCTGACGGATTACCACCATAGATTTGGTAGACAACATCACCAACTGCTTCATAACGAAAAGCCAGCTCATGTGTTAATGCCAGACGAGCGTTGCGAAAGCAAGCTTCATCGCAATAAACTTCATTGGCAATGCGCGGATGCAAAAAGAGGATTTGTGGAGCAGTTGAACCGTCAAAATTCTCGTAATCGAGATCAAAAACCCGCTCGCCCATCTTAAGCAACTTACGTGCAAGAATGTCCCATTCAGGACTAAAACAATTTAAACCTGCAGCACCTTCATGTTTGAAACGCGTAGCGAGGAAGAGCGCATTGAAAGCTAAATTGAGTCGCCGAGAGGCTAAAATACGAACAACTTGAGCAATATTGAATTGGCGAGTTTTGCCAAGTCGAATTTTCTCGAATTTCCGACGCTCAGTTTTGAGAGTTGCTTTCCAAATGTGTTGGATTGGTTCTCCCTGCATCAAGCGAGCCCAAAATGTATCAAGAACTTCCTGAAAGGCATCAGTTGGAACATAATGATCCTTGGTATCTTCAACAAAAAGATGTTTCTTGCCACGCGAACCAGGCGTACTATAACACATTCCAGCAGAAGTCGACATATTCAGTCGCTCAATAAAGGGATCACCAGGATGACCATTAATTGCTTCGTCCCAAGTTAAAACACGCATAATACGCGTTTTAGATTGTTCTCGAAAGAACTCGGCGCGATTGAGCACAAAATCACTAAGATAGTTAGTTGGAAAGTCAATCTTTCCTTTAGCTACCTTAGCATGTGCTTTAAGCAAAGGTGACTTACCCAATTCTTCGGGCAACAAACGCTGATCGAAAGGCGACAAAACACTATTGTCAGTAACAGGCTCATAAATAGCACCACAAAGTGGACTAGGAGCAAAACGATGTTTAGTTGGCATACGAACAGCGGTTGGTAGAACGCCTTCAGGCCAAATTTGTTTGTCGTCAACATCGTCATGTAACCATCGGGATTTTTCAAAACCACCAAGCGTGCAATGAGCTTCAGAAGCAACAACGTGTGACTGGAATGGAGCTAAGAAATCAGCCATGACCTCGAGAGCATCTTCATACTCAAGCGTTGTTAATGCTTCAGCATAGCCTTCAGTACCGTAAGCACCAGCATGTAAACCGATGATTTTGGTAACACTGTTCTCATTCCAATTTTGACTGAAATTGCCAACATATGGCAAACCACATTGGCCACGTTCACCACGAAAACCTGGTGACTCAAAACCATCTTCCACAGCAAAAATACCGTCAAGATGTTCATAAGTGCGCAGAGTTCGTTGAATCCGAGGCAACGCATAAAGGACATCAGGTCCGACCATGGCTCCGTTAGTTACATAGATCGAGTCAACCTCATGAGGCGTCACGATGTGCGTAGAAATGTCACGAAACAATGGAATAACGTCATAAGGCAAAGCATAGACTGCCAAATCGCGATGTGAGTTGCCGCGCTTATATATGCGCAAACGACGTGGATCATACGAAATAGAGATGCGTTTATTCATCCGTATAACGTAAAAACGTTCACCGCCGACAAATTGGTGAAAGAAGTGAGCGACAGTAAAAATTAAATTTTTACTGAAGCCCATGGCATAAACAGAGCCACCAGGCGCATATTCAAGCCCGACAATATTTCGACGTACCAATGCGATAAAAGCATCATTGCTGCCAGCAATTGGAACTGGAGCCGGTACAACGGACTCGCCACTGTGCGGTTTACCAAGCACAGTGTAGTTATGTTTATAAGCGCCAACTTTGCGTGCCGTTTTATTGGTTTCGCCAGCCGATGGATTTGCCATATGAGGTTCTTCATGTTCACGACTCATAAAAGCCCATAACAGAGTACCAATAACACTAAGCAACCCAAGAGAAGCAAAAGCCCAAGTCAGAATTGGATATGCATCCAATTTCTGTTTCGCAGTAGCGATGAGTTCGTTCAAGCGCTCATTAGACGACATAATTTTAACAGAAGACAATTGCAATTCTTGACAACAACGGTTCCACAATTCAATTTCATCGTCATTTTTGAGCATAAATTGATCATGTTTTTGAGCATGAATGTGGACAAACTCTTCAGGTGACATAGATGAGGCGCCGCCTTTGAGAATGTTTTCTGCAATCGTAACGCCCATTTCATCAAGCATATCGCGCATAGGACACGTTTCTTGTTTCTTGTTAGAAAACATGCCACGCAACATATGTGGCTCGCCCAAAACACGTTCGCGCAAATGTTTAAAACCAGTGTCACGGAACACTATTTCATTCTTTTGGTGCTTTTCGTTCGCAATAACCATGGTTTTAATCATTTCTACAGCACTAACCCATTCACCAACAGGACCCGAAGGATCCAGAGGATCACGAGTTCGGCACTGCAAATAGGCAAACTCAGCAATCTCCTCTGGTGAGAGGGTATCAAGATTAAGCTTGCCGTCTTGCAAATACTCAGGCTTTGCATGAGTTTCGATAAGTAAGTGTCGTCGTCGACGAACTGCTTGAGCACTGACCACAGTTTTAGGGCTAGGATACATAACGTTGGAAGTTGAAACAATAACAGATGACGTAAAACGAGTACCCTTAACACCAATGGCTGGATTATCAAGAGTAGCCATATTACACACAAGCGAAGTTGTGCCAACAAAACGAATAAGTTCAATAGCATCTTCACCACTAGTAAGCTGATGGATATCATCCATCAATAAAACGGGCTGTTGCATGTAACCATCCATGAAAGTTGAATTGGGAGTATAAGCATACACTCGCATATTTTCAGGAATTGCAACACCCATAATATCGTGGGATGGAGATAAAACATTGGCACAGGCATTGGCTAAATGGGATTTGCCATGACCAGGTGGTCCGACAATCGTAGCATGCCATGGTTCCGTGCGTGGCCCCAAACCGCGAGCTTCGTAGACTTGTTGTGCAAGTCGAATGATTTTTCCAAACGCTTCACGAAAGGTGCCAGCAACAATAGAATTAAGTTTGTTAGCATCAGAGAACTTTTGGAAAAAGTTATGAGCCAACAAAGCTAATTCTTCAACTTTGCGCTGATCATCAGAATTACGCATGATTGTAATGATGCGGGTATCTGTAGTCATTTCATTGACGTCAGCTAGCCATTTTTGGTAAGCAACGCCTTCTTCAGACTGGCTCCAAGTGTATTCAGGAGCTATGATACTAGCCCACCCTTTAATGGCATCAGGAACAAAACGAAGACAAGCTTCGAAAATAGTTGGAACACTTTTAACTGCATTTCCAACAATACTAATTCCACGCATAAAGGACAGAACACGCTCAACAGTCAAGAAATCTAAAGCTGCAAAGCCGATGAAAACGCCAACTATTGCAGCAATTGATTCCATAAGACGCAATTGCCATGAATCATCATAGATTAATTGTGGTGCTAAACCAGCAACTAAAACAGCTGGTATTAGTTGCGGTAATTGTTTTTGCAAACCTTGGGGAAGATTAATGTGTGGCTCACCGGAAACTCGAGCACTCTTTCCAGAATTGTTCGTATCCACTGTGACAAGTTTTTGCGGGAGCAAAACCGACACTAATTTATTCCAATATGTTTGCAAAACATTTTCGGCAGACTTGCATTTGATAAAAGTCAATAAACGCAAAAAGAGACTTGAAGCTCGTGTATAACTAAACTCTACCATTAGACCATAAAGATCAATGATAAAGGAAATGATGTTAAGAACAAAAGCTGGTAAAGTTGTTTGACAAAATGTTGATAATTTGTCAATGATAGTATCGACTTTACCAACAACGTCACGAGCTTCATTGATGGCAGAATTCACATTATACATGTGTGGTTCGCCGGGCACTGCGATACTAGATTTCAAACGCAGCGCAACAATACGACGCGACAACTCATCTATCAAAGATAATGTGTCACGTTCATTGCCGTAAAGTGCAAGCACTTTCTTCAGCTGATTGTACATTTCGTCAAGAGCTGGAACTTCGCGTTGAGGTGTAACAACGCTAACGCCAATATGAGGTTGAAGATCAAAATAAAATGGCGGTAAGAGAGATCGCTCAGCACAAGCTTGCCAGCCCGCTGGCGAATCGTCATGGTCGACATAATCAATATGTCCAACAGAGTCATCAAGATTACGCAAGACAAGCGCGTCAGGAAAATTGGTATGTAGTACTGAGATGTCATAATGTTCTAATGCACTACGCACAGATCCAATTGCACCTTTAGGATCTGCAAAATCAATACCAATCGTATCCACAACGTGCTTAGCACGGAAAACATCACTATCACACGACGCATCATCTGTGATAATCAAACTACCTGCATAGATAGTTGGCATTTCGGTTAGACGTGCTACGCCTAAACGATCACGCAAGTTCATATTGCGATATTCTTTTCTGGCAACGTTATAATTAACGTGCCCATTATGCTTAAGACTAAGCATCATCAAAGCTTGAAGTTCAGACATGATTTGAAATTTGTTTTGAAAATGTGAAAAGAATTTGAATGCAATATGTGTAACTCGCGTGGGAATGTTGTGTTCAGAAAAAGTTTCGCTTTGCTTAGGAGAATTCTAGCCGCTCCATTCGAAAACGTAAGCCATGTCCGCGCTACCAGTTCGTTGACGTGG